GATATGGCTTCGCGCCAAGTGCATAACGGGATCTCGATGCGTATCGTGCGTCAGTACGATATCAACAACGACCGTATGCCTTGCCGGGTCGATGTGCTGTATGGTTTCAGCACCATTCGCCCACCGATGGCCTGCCGGATCTGGGGTTAACCAAAACGCCCCCGCCTAGCGCGGGGGCAATTCAATCTTTTAGGAGAAGCAATCATGGCACTTCCTTCAGTTGGTGGCGGCTATCAGTTTACTGATGGCAATACGAATGAACTGGAAATCGAAACCCAAGCAGCACAGCAAACGGCAACTGCAACCGCAACGCTGACGACCGCGCAAACCCTTGGCGGCCTGTTGGTGGGCGATCCGACGACCACGGCGGCGACCTACACTTTTCCCACCGCCACGGCAATCGACGCAGTAATGACCAACATGAAGACCAACAGCACGTTCCGGCTGACGGTTATCAACCTTGGCACCAGCACCGGCCTGATCACAATGGCGGTTGGCACAGGCATTACTGCTGTTGGCAACCTGGTTGTGGCTATCACCGGCAGCGCGGCTGGCGTTGGCGGCGCGGCGCAGTTCCTGTTCCGCAAAACCGGCACCGCAGCCTACACCGTGTACCGTGTAGCCTAAGTAACACCCGCCCCTTAGCAATAGGGGGCGGGATTTGGAGAAGATCATGGTCATTTACATGCGGCATCCAGTCCACGGCACCAAGGTCGCTATTGCAGAGGCCGAAGCCGAAGCCGATGCCAAGAACGGTTGGGAACGCTATGACGCAGGTTCGTTGCTGACACCTAGCGAATCCGTCCTGAACGAATTGGCTAAACCTCGCGGGCGCCCGCGTAAGGAACTCGCGGCATGACCACTTCCGCTGGCGATCAGATCAACGGAGCGTTGCGCCTTATTGGTCAACTGGCCGAAGGGGAAACGCCTTCTGCGGCGACTTCCGATGATGCGTTGACTGCGCTGAACCAGATGCTGGATAGCTGGTCGGCTGAACGCCTGTCGGTGTTCTCTACGCAAGACCAAGTGTTCACCTGGCCTGCCAATACCGCAACGCGAACGCTCGGGCCTACGGGTAATTTTGTCGGCAACCGACCCGTACTGGTGGACGACTCGACGTACTTTGTTGATACCAGCAACAACATCAGTTTTGGCATCAAGCTGATAAACCAGCAGCAGTACAACGGCATTGCGGTAAAGACAGTCACCAGCACCTATCCGCAAGTCATGTTCGTAAACATGAATATGTCGAATATCTCAATGACGGTTTACCCGGTGCCAAGTAAGGCGTTGCAATGGCACATTGTCAGCGTCACCGAGTTGGTCGAACCGGCGACTCTGGCGACCACGTTGGTGGTGCCTCCCGGCTATCTGCGGTGTTTCCGATTCAATCTGGCGGCTGAGATTGCGGCCGAGTTTGGCGTGGAGCCGCCGCCCCAAGTGCAGCGGATTGCCATGTCCTCCAAGCGCAACATCAAGCGGATCAACAACCCCGACGATGTGATGAGCCTGCCTTACAGCATCGTGGCAACCCGCCAGCGGTTCAATATCTATTCTGGAAACTATTGATGCTTATCGCGCTTGATTACGATAAAACGTACACCGTTGACCCGGTGCTATGGGATGGTTTTATCGTTGCGGCAAAAGCGCGAAAGCACGACATAAAGATTGTCACAATGCGAACACCGAGTGAGTCTATTCATGTGGATGGAGTAGAAGTGGTCTACACCAGCAGACAAGCAAAAATGAAACACCTAGCTGCCGACATTTGGATTGACGACAACCCCGCGTGGGTTTATCAGGACTCGCTTTGAAAACGCCCATCCTTGGCGGAGCGTATGTTGCACGGTCGGTCAACGCGGCCGACAACCGCATGGTCAACCTGTTCCCAGAGGCGGTGCCTGAAGGGGGCAAGGAACCCGGTTTTCTATCGCGCTGCCCCGGTTTGTTGCTACAGGCTACCGTTGGCACCGGCCCTATTCGCGGCTTGTGGGTGACCAACGGCGTGGCCTATGTGGTGTCGGGAAGTCAGTTCTACAGTCTAACCACAAGCTACACGGCGACTCTGCTCGGCACGGTGTCTGGCACCGGCCCCGTCAGCATAGCTGACAATGGCACCCAGATCTTCATTGCTTGCAACCCCTTAAGTTACATCTACAACACATCCACGGCGGTGTTTGCCCAGATCACGGACGTTGACTTTCCCGGCGCGGGGACGGTTGGTTACCTTGACGGCTACTTTGTGTTCAACGAGCCAAACACTCAAAAGTTTTGGGTGACCAGCCTGCTTGACGGCACTTCGGTTGATCCGTTGGACTTTGCCAGCGCGGAGGGCTATCCGGACAATGTGGTCGCGCTTAACATCAACCACCGCGAGATCTGGCTATTCGGTAACAACTCAATAGAGGTCTGGTACGACGCGGGGAACGCAGACTTCCCGATGGCGCGTATTCAGGGTGCATTTATGGAGTTAGGTTGCGCGGCCGCGTACTCGGTAGCAAAACTTGACAACACAGTGTACTGGCTCGGGTCGGACGCTCGGGGGCGCGGGATCGTTTACCGAGGCAAAGGCTACAACGGCGAACGGGTGTCTACCCATGCAATTGAGTTTGCCATCCAGAACTACGCTACTATTTCAGATGCTATTGGCTACACCTACCAGCAGGAAGGACACGCATTCTATGTGTTGTCGTTCCCAACGGCGGGCAAGACTTGGGCGTATGACGTGTCCACCCAAGCGTGGCACGAACGCGCCGGGTTTCAAAACGGCGAGTTTGTGCGCCATCGCAGCAACTGCCAGATGTCGTTCAATAACGAGATTATTGTTGGCGACTACGAAGACGGAAAACTGTATGCCTTTGATCTTGATGTCTACGCCGATAACAGCCAAATCCAAAAGTGGCTGCGGTCGTGGCGGGCAATTTCGCCGGGTCAAAACAACCTCAAGCGCACGGCGCAGCACATGTTGCAGTTGGATTGTGAGTCGGGCGTTGGGCTGAACAACGGGCAAGGCAGCGACCCGCAAGTGTCGTTGCGCTGGTCGGACGATGGCGGTCACACCTGGTCGAACTACCACGCCCGCACAATGGGCAAGATCGGGGAGTTTGGCGAACGAGTGATCTGGCGGCGGTTGGGCATGACGCTCAAGCTGCGGGATCGGGTCTACGAGGCCAGCGGAACAGACCCGGTAAAGATCGCCATCCTTGGCGCAGAGTTGCAAGCCTCGGGCACAAGCGCGTGACAACGAACACAACCAACATTCCGGCCCCTCGGGTTCCGTTTGTAGACCTTGAAACCGGGTTGGTGTCGCGGGAGTGGTTTCGTTTTCTGTCCAACTTGTTCAACCTGACCGGCGGCGGCACGAACGTCACCAGCCTGACCGACATCCAATACGCACCCGCCGCTGCGATCGGCGAAAAGGGCGCTACGGGTGCTACCGGGGCCACAGGTGCTACGGGGGCAACAGGACTGACCGGGCCAATAGGATTAGAAGGCGATGCGGGCGATGACGGTTTCCCCGGCCCTCCCGGCCCCCCAGGCGCTACAGGGGCCACAGGTGCCACAGGTGCTGCTGGAACGGTAGGTGTGCCGGGGTGGGACGGGTTGGACGCTGATCCGCCCATGATGATCCCCGCGCAGCCGGGTCTTGCGGACACGCACATTTCGTCCTCTGTCACCGCGCAAACGGTCACCACCACCGCAGGCGACCTTACTTCCATTGCTCTTACGGCCGGGGCGTGGAACGTAGCGGCGGTGGTCGAAAGCGCCATGTCAGGCACCAACACATACATGAAGATGGGCATTAGCCAAACCTCGGCAACCTTCACCGGCACGGAAGGCAAAGACTACATTGTGTTCCCCGGCGCGTGGTCGGTCACGGCTGGCGCGGCGGCGGGGGCGATCCCTAACCTGCGGGTGACGCTCGCGTCTGCGGCCACGGTTTACTTGGTGGCTTTGGCCGGGGTTGCTACAATCACTACCGGCGTGCAAGGCTACATTTCCGCTCAAAGGATGAGTTAATGGCGATTACTCCGGCAGTTTTAGCCGAATCCCAATTAACCGCAACCGCTGCGGTGTACTACATCTCCTCGGGCGTGACCACGCTGATCGATCGGTCTACGTTGTGCAACACCACCGGATCTGCGGTGGTGGTGACCCTCTACCTTGTGCCGACCGGCTCAAGCCCCGGCGCAGCCAACACCATCATTTCCGCCCGCAGTGTTGCTGCGGGGGAGACATACACTTGCCCAGAGGTCGTGGGGCATATACTTGAATCCGGCGACTCAATCCAAGGGTTTGGATTGTCCGTGACCCTGCGTGCTAGCGGTCGCCAAGTGTCGGGGCTATAGGAGCAACACATGGCAGCGTTAGAAGACGTACTTGGCCTATACGACCAGAGCAATTTCGACATCGGCTCGACTGCGGCGTTGATTCGCCAGCTTGGGAAGCAGGCGGGGTTGTCCGAAGAAGAACTGGCCGCTGCCGTCCCAGTGTTTGGGGACGCGCATCGGGCGGCGTACAACAGCGGCTACACCGAGGGCAGCAACTACTCTGCTATTGCTCAACGGGCGGTCTCGGATGCGTTGGCTGCGCGGGGTGCAGACCCATCGCGTTTTAATCAAGCTACGCAAGGCTTTGTGGATCAAGGCGCACAGCAGGCTAACCAACGCTGGCAAGCCACGCAGGAAAAAGACAGCGGCGGGTTGCTTGGCGATCTCGGGCCGCTTGCTAAAATTGCCGCGCTGTTTCCCGGCCCACAGCAACCGTTTCTGCTGGCAGCAAATGCTGCAAACAGTCTAAGCCAAGGCGATCTAATTGGTGCTGGAACAAACGCGCTTGGAGCCTATAGCGGTTTTAGCGGTGGGTACAACCCCGGTGCTGGCGGCGAGAACGCATTATCAGCCCAAGAGTTTGCGGCCAATGCTGGCCCCGCGTACACAGGAGGCAATATGGCCGGAGAATTTGACTTTGGAGACTATCAGAGTTTCCCAACTAGCAGTCCTGACTACACGGACTTAGGTGACTATCAAAGTTTCCCGAGTAGCAGTCCTAGCTACACGGACTTAGGCGACTATCAAAGTTTTCCGGCCCCAGCCCCTAGCGGCGGATACGCCCCCGGTGCTGGCGGTGAGGGGGCATTGAGCGCAGACGAGTTTGCGGCCAATGCAGGCGTTGGCGCGCCGGGTGGCTCTGGACTAGGGATGCTCCAAAAACTTATGGCCGCTACCGGCCTGTCC